TTAGTTTTTCCCGCTTAATTCCGGCCTTATATTCTTAAGACTTCTCGCAATGTTTGTCTCAAGACGGCAATTTCATTTACCATATCCCCTATCACAGAAGATCCATGAAGGGTTATATACTTTATTTATGTGAATAATCCAGTTGACTGCTTTATCTAGAGTGTACTCGCCGCGCGGAACCTCTATGGTCTTTATTACCTTAAAGGAATTTCTATTTACGTCGAAGTCGAGGGCTAGGATAGAAGACCCTGCTTGACTCGCGTCCCAGTCACGTTATGTTACGAACCGAATCGCTACTTCGGCCCTTCTTGCGCTTTCGCGTAAGTCCAGACTATATCTTCATCCTTACTAAATAAAGTAAGGAGACTCATATTTCCGATTAAGGGAATCTCGCCCGCTCACTAGAGCCGTACTCCTGTTGTCCGCCAGGACCAAGGGATAGTCGTTGAACCTTTCGCTCTCAATGAGGAGCGACTTGGCTGCGGATTGCCCAATCTTTATGATTTTTACTATATCCGAGTGATTAGCTCGGCCCCGATGTATGTTGCCACTATCGGTTAGTACATAAAGCTCTAAGGGGTTTCCCGCAATTAATGAGTATTTTTTCTAGATGTTACCACCTAGAGGGGCAGATTTATTGCTTCTTTAACTCTTTCGTATTTTCTATCAAGATAAATTTTTGCATTGTCATATAGCAGGTGATAGATCTTATCACAGGTGTCTTTTTTGTTTGATTCTAAAACATAAAGTGGAATTCTATAATGACAATCTTCGTAAAAATTAACGGTACCAATTTCATCTTCTAACCATTTTTGGATTTCGATTATTATTTTTTCAGATGCAGATCCTAGTTTAAAACGATAAAATTTTCCGTTACTAGATTTTGTGATACTTCCGTCGCCATCAAAAAAGCCCCTAATAAAATGCCTTATGAGACTTTTCGGAACATCCTTAGGAATATGCTCTTTTCCAGTCTTTCTCGGAATAATCCCGAGCTCAATTAGGCGAGAGCACATCTTCTTAGATGTAATTCTTAATACTGAAGAGTAAGTAGTAAACCCTCTCTTATCTTCGAGCATTCTTTCTTTGATTTCCCCATCGTAAGAAAGGGCTTTTGACATTTTTACGAGATGAGCGTTGTCAGAATCTTTTAATATCATTGTTAGCCTATAGCAAGGACGGTTTCTGGAAAACTTTTCCATACTTCCGTCTGCCATAATAAATCCAATCCAATAGGCTTTTTCTTCGGTATCGATAAGATCGAAATAATTTTCATCAAGAGATGTCTTTCTTCTATGTATAATATTCCGTTGAATATTAAACTTTTTTCTCCAGTATTCTATTGTATCTCCGCTAACATCGCATAGTCGTCCGATCGCGGTCATATTTCCTAGCTCTGTTATTTTACGTTGAAGCCAATTTTTATCTTGATATTTTTTCTGCATAATTATCATCCTTTCAGATAATATATTACGCAGCTTTTATCTTATTTTAAGAAGCTTTGGTGTGATTTTTACCCCGACACATCTAAAGGGATTATATGGCGCAGGACTATTTTCGTCGTAAATATATTCCGTCGGCTGATATCCGTCCTCGAGATTTCTTTTCTGCATCTCGGTTAACGGATTGTAAATATAGAATTCTCTTTTCATGGCGGCATCTATTAGCGTTTTATCAAATACGCCAGCTTCTTCCGTTCCGAACTCAGCTAATACCTCATGTTCATACTGAGAAGCCGTAAGCTGTGATCTGAATTCATCCTCCATCTGTTTATTCCAGTTAGGATTATCCATAGATGGATGAAAGTGTTCTTTGAATCCGAATGTCGGATCTTTACACATACGATAAAATGTACCGCGTTTACCCGTAGGAGTAGACGAACAGACCATTGCGATGTCGGGACGCTCGCCCGCGATCATGGCAACGGTCGAGTAATCATTCTCGCCCATATAGTCTAATTCGTCGAGTAGAATTAACGTTATGTTGCGAATCGGCGCGCTAAGCCAATCCTTCTTATGCTTTTACATAAGTCCAGACTATATCTTCGTTCGTATAAAACAAACGGAAGGCATTTCCGATTAAGGGGATCTCACCCGCCCCGATAACTTGGGCCGTACTCCTGTTGCTTCTATATTTTAAAGGGCGAAGCCGAGGGATAGTCGTTGAACCGTCCGCTTCCAGTAGGGAGCGGCTTGGCTGCGGATTGTCCAATTCTTATACTTTTTACTGTGTCTGAGTAATTAATTCAGCCCCGTTGTGCATCTCTGCCAACAGTTAGTATATAAGACTCTAAGGATGTTCCCGCAATTAACCTTCATTCATTATTTCTAATGGACCTTATTTATTAGTTTCCTGATCGGCCCTTTGGCCACGTCGATTTTGTTACGAATCGATTCGCTATTCCGATCCTTCTTATATTTTCATATAAGTCCAGACTATATCTTACTCGCTAGTGCGAGGACAGGCTTTTTGAACCGCTTGGTCCTACTGGGCATCACTCCATAGTCGTTGAACCTTCCCCGTGTGTATTTACATTTAGGGGCTTGGCTGCGTAAGAGGAACTCTCATCCTCGGTATCCCAATCCTTAAGATTTTTATGGTCTTTGTGCCGCATTCACGCTCGTTATTTATAACCACGTTGTAGCTCTTAAGGCTCTAAGGGGTTCCCCGCAATTAACCTGTCTGCTCGAATATTTTCGAGGGCATTGTTATTTTACCGATGCTGCGCCGCTTCCGGACGACGCACCCGTCGTGAAACCTAGTATGGTTGCTCCGTTCGAAAACTCTATCATATAAGGAGAGTTTTTCATTCGAACTACTTCGTTTTTTACTAACGGAGAGTTATGAATGAGTTCTCTCATTCTCATAAACAGTAAGTTAACTTGGTTCTCGTACGGAGTTATACATAGTATTCTAAATTTCTCTCGGCTCGTACTCGTGAATGCTCGCCATAGGGCCTCGACAACCATAGTTTCTGACTTACCAGTACGACGCCCACAACGATATACTTTCTTAAGAGATCGGTCTCTTAACATCTCCGCTTGATAATCTCGAGCTTCCCATGGGCCGAATCTTTTTGTCGCCGCGTCGTTCGTTACTAAAAAGGCTCTCGCCCATAGTACCGGATCGGACATAATCTTTTTTAATTTTGCTGCTTCTACCGGTGTCATTTAGTACCTCCCCGGTTCGCTATATAGTTCTCTATTCGACTTAGGTCCGACTACTCTAAAAACTGCTCCGGCTGCTAACCCGGTTACTCCTACTCCTGCTATTGCCGGGCCGTGATAAGCCCTGAACCTGTCTCCCATAGAAGGTCCTTGTTTAATACTGTCTCGCATGCTATCTCTGGCTGCCGAAATCATATCTTGTTTGCTCATACCGTCTTTAAATTCATATCCGTAATCTTGAGCTATCTTACGGTATTCATCTTCGGTAGATGCGCCGCGAACTCTCTTCGTCATATTAACCATGTCGTTAGAAAGGCGAGATTTCATCTCGTTATTTACGCGACCTTCTCCTATTTCAGCTAGGTCTTTAGAGAAGTATTTTGTCTTAAACGGTTTTATTCCACCACCTTCGCTAGCTTTAGTAAAAATTCCGTCACGAATAGTTCCTACCGGCTTATTGTCTTTTCCTAGTACGGTCTTTATTCCTCCTACGTCTATAGTAGAAAGTTTACGAAAAGACCCTGCTTCACCTGCAATCTTCTTGAATGCTAATTTGGCTGCTCCTATTTTAGCTCACCGCCTTTTTCGTTATATTATTTTACTTCATCATATACTTAGCTTCGTTACCGAGCATAGCTTGTTGAGTATTATATCTACCTCGACGAGCTATCTCCATTCCTCTTTGACGCATCGTATAAGTCTGATCTGTATCGTTAAATCTAGCGTTAACGAATGCAGCATTCGAGGCTTCGGCCGCTAACTTACGCTTATACTGATCGGCCGCCGTATATCCTTTATATGTGGCTTCTGGTAAAACCGTCGCGGCAGTATAAGCAAAATAAGCCGGTAGGTTAATTAGCGGGAGAGCGGCTTCTAGCCCGGCATGAGCCAACGAAGACATCGTTCCGGCGCCGGCTTCTCTATCGTCTTTATAAGTAGATACTCCGACATATCCGCCGATGGCGGCGTTAAATTTATTTTTCCAGAGGGCTTGCGCTACGGCCTTAAGCATTAACTTCCCCTCCTATTCTGATGTAACGCAAATACGAGATCTCCCGTAGCGCCTCCATTTTTAATTTGTGGAGCATATTCTTCTAAGTTAATTTCTGGAGTCGCCGTTTTTTTATTCGCGTCGATTTGTCCCGTCTGTTTTTCTATGTGAGCTTCCGAGGCATCTCGCGCTCCCGCTAACGCACCAGCTCCTACTAATACCCCCATTCCTAGCTTGGTAAATTTAAGGCCGCCGCCCTGCCTGACTACTTTTCCGCTAGGCTTCGTAACATATCTCTCGGGAGTATATTTTAGTAATTTATTCCCCGCTGCGAGGGCCCTCTCCGCTCCATATCCTAAAAGATTAATTCCTTGGTTATGACTATCCATTCCGACACGGGCGTCTCTGACTAAAAATGCGGCCCCTTCAGCGGTCTTCTTTGCGGCGCCTAAAGCTAATCGCCCGGCGCCTCTGAGTATACTAGATGCGAACCCTATTTTGGATCATCCTTTTCATTAAATGAACGGTACTCCCATAATGTCGAAGTTCCCGTTCGAGTCTCGATATAATCCTCCGCCACTTAGAATACGTCCGGCACTCATCGTACCCATATAAACTCCTCCGGCCGCGCCTATCATCCTCGCTTTACTATATTTACCCGTATCGTCCATAAAGGCGGACTTAAGTCTGGCAGTATTTGTCATTTGGTGGGGTACGTTATATAGATTAACGTCGTTGCCGTAACCCATCGCGCGCCGAAAAACTGCGGGTCGATTCATCTTAGTACGATAATCGTATACCTGTCCCGCTACTTTAGCGGTTTCTTTCATTTGCCTGGTCATATCACTCACAGCGCTTTTGCTCATACCCATAATTTCATTTATGGTTCCGTTCGATCTTAAGAACTGTCTAACTGCTCCTAGCATCTTATCATTCCCTTTTTATTTTGTATTTATATAGCATCTACTACGGTGTTATCGATAACGTCCTGAAGCATCTTAGAGATATTCTGACTTTCGGCCGATGTATCTTTATTGGCCTTATCCTTACGAGTCATTAATAGTAGCTGATATGTCTGATCTCTTTTCTTGGATACTTTCTCGTAGACTTCCCAGGCTTTCGATACGGCCGGCTGTCTTATTTCGTTACCGTCTTGATCTACTCCGATAGACATATCGATAACGGGAGTTCCTTCTTTGGACAATAAAGCCTTACATCTTTCCAACATAATATCGAGCATTATAAGTTCCGATACTAAGTTTTTATCTGTAAAAGAAGCTTCGTCGTATCCTATATCGTTGGCGTAACCGATCGAACGAATATCGATCTGAGCTAACTCGACGGCGCAATATTCCCCCTCGGGAGCCATATCATACGGAAGAAGAGTACACTGATCGGCATAAGGACATTCTCCTCCTTTGCACACTAGAGGTATTCTAGCGTACATGCCGTTTTTAGTCGAGGCTTTGGCGACTGCTAAATTTCGGGCCATTGCTCCTTTGGCACTCATGCCCCAGGGATTATTCTGCTTTTTAATCGTAGCTAGTATAGCAGAAGTCTTAGATTTAAGCGCCTCTAGTTCTTCTTCGTCTTCTTCGTCCGAAGCGAGAGGCTCTATAAATAAATCTTCGGCTTCTATTCCCTGGGATATAGGTTGAAGCTTATTATCGTCACTCATCTACCGTCTTCACCTCCGTTAGCCTATCGGCGATAGAATAAGATCGCGCCATAAAAGAATATCCTATCTCATCTTCTTCTCCGTCGTATAGTTCTTTTAATACCGTTATACCATCGATACGATATCTTTCATTCTCTAGAGAGTATATAGGAGTAAGATAGCCCGCACTCGATATGAGAGAACCTTCTATAGATAAGATACGAGGATCTGTGGGGCTATATTCTACGGTTAGATTTAGTTTGCCTTCTATCTTAATACGGTCGTTTACTATTATAGTAGAAATACGAATCACCTATCTTTCTATAGTAAGTATTACTGGCCTATTAAGCGAAATAAAGAACGTTGTTTACGTTTTATAGAATTCTTTATATGCGGAGAATTATTTTTATAATATATTTTGAAGATACGGGCATGATGCGATAGGGCTATACTGAAAAATGAAAAATTGAAAAATGAACAGGGGAATAGAGAATAAGAATTTCTATATAGAAATTGAAAAAATGAAAAATGAACAGAGGGACCAGGTGCTATTTGGGGACTTTCAAGGGGAAAATTTGAGCCCCCTGGGTCCTTTGTGGGTGGTCCTCGTGGCCATAAACTTGTTTTTTGCGCTAGATAAAGGAGGAGAAATATAATGAAGTATTTAAAAATAATCTATGCCGCACTACTACTGTGGCCGATCTTGTTCAAGAAATCCGAAGAGCTCGAGGTTCCCATTCCTCGACTCAAGTTTTTCTTTGATGCAGCGTTACAAATAGCGGGCAAGGCGGATACCGCCAAATGGGAAATTCGTATTAATTTGGCACATAAAGGCTGGCGCAAAACTTTATTGCATGAATTGCGGCATTTGTGGCAGGCTAAGAACTATGGCGACATTGCGTCTTGGTGCATGAACCATCCGGAGTACATGAAAGGAGGTGAGTTCTATAGGATGTGTCCAATCGAAGTTGACGCGGAGTATTATGCGCGTCACCACGGGAGGATAAAGATGAACCCCATGGATGTAATTAGATTGAGCACCCTCAATGAGGCGGAGGAGCATGGTGCCATAACAGAGATTCTTGCTAGGCTTTCTATGGTCTTCGGGGATCCTATGTTTTGAATGTGGATTCAAGATAGTTCCCCCTACTCCCCACCGACCTGAGTACGTCGTTAAACTGCTTTTCACATAGATTTCGAGGGCGATGAAATAGTCGCCCTGTTTTTAATAGCCATAAAGATAAAAAGGAGGAATTTATAATGGCTCGAGTAATTAACAATTCCCGTGAACTGCGGGAGATGCGCGGAGAAATTCTCCGTAAGGATGTACGCGGTTTTGCGTATGTCCCGGAGAATGCACCTCTGGAGGAGGGCTATAAGGCGTACAACGTTGCGCGCTTGGTTATCTTCTTCAGCAACGACGAGCTGTCCGCGAATGTGGCACCGACGCAGGTGCCGGCGTCGCGCTACTCCCCATTCGTCGAGGGAACCGTTGTACCGGCGATGTGCGGCGGCTTCTCTGTCGAGAGATTCTCCCGCGCGTTCATCAACGTACGGTTCCTCGGCGACGCGGAGAAGTGGGCGAAGGCAAAGAGCCTGCTTGCGGGGAACATCTATTACGACGGGAAGACATACTATGTTGAGACCGTACGTGAGGGGGTCTGGTACGACCTCCTCAAGGGGAAGGATGTTCCGGCGAAGAGTGCGGATGAGGTCATCGTGTACGGCGGTGCTTCATACATCGCATCAAATGGACAGATCAAAAAGAAGGAGGTGAGTTTCTTCGCGAGTAATCTGCCAGGGTTCGATTCTCGTTTCATGGTTAACGGGCTTACATACGGGCTCGTTGACCAGTTGGAAGGGAACGAACGCGAGGCATCGACGGCGAAACAAGTTGCTCAGTTGAGCACACGCCTGGCACAGCCCGCAGCACCGGCAGTCGAAGGAAAGGAGGTGAGAAACTGCGCATACCTGATGGGCATTTATGATGCCCGCTGGAACGGGCAGTTGTATCTGTCCCAGGACTTTGCCCGCGAGTGGGTTGCGGATCGCTTGGGGGATCGCTTTTACGTCCCCTTCAAAGCAGTCAAAGGGCTGACGTTCCAATGTCGTCCGCACCTCTGCAAGGGTAACGCATCAGTGGTTACCCGTGAGTACATGGATTATTTCCTTGTATCTCATGGGTGGGAACCGGTCGTTCTCGTGCGCAATGAAATCTCCATGCGAGATCAGATGGCTTTCAATCAAGCCGTGTGGTCCAAGGGTAAGGAGGGCCCTTTTGCTGGCAAGGTCATACTTCTCGTGGATTCGTTGGAGGATCTTAAGAGATACGGCGTCGACATCTTTACAGATCTCAACGGCCTGAAAGAAACGTTCGATATCCGTTACAAGACGGGGTTGAACGTTCTCGCCATGACCGGTGAGGATGAAAAGATGGGCCGCAAAACCTCCACGCAAACATTTGCGACGTACATCTCGGCAAACAAGGAAGTTGCTGAGAGCGTATTCACGGACGGTGTGAAGAAACTCGTAGACAAGGTATGGAGCGATGTCGCTGAGAGCGAAGGTCGTGCACCATCCTATGTCGACGAGTTCGAAGGGCGCGATCGAGCTAATTACGGTCAGCTGTTCTCCAGCGTTGTTCCGGGTTTCGGACGCGAGATCTGGGCACCGCTTTATCGGGGAACAGTCCGCAATGCGCTGAAAGGGCTCGATCGTGACGTATCGAACCTTAACGTGCCTATCGAAGGCACGCAGGGGTTCTTGGTTGTCGATCCGGCCATCGACTTCGGCTTTAAGTCTCTCAAGTTTGAGGGAAATGTGGTCGAAGTCTTCTGCCGTGATATCGAAGGCAAGGAAGGCATCCTTAACCGGTATCCGGCGGCAAATCTATTCGCGTTCTCTAAGGTGGTCGGCGTTACGGCCGATACGCTGATTGAGAGAGCGAAAGAGGCCGGCTTGGACGATACGGCTATTAAGCTGTTCAAGTCCCGCATTTGTTCGCTTGCAGACGGCATCATTGTCGTTCCGGCGGACGAGTTGCTGGCGGCGAAACACGATGGGTGGGATTTCGACGGAGATCACGCCAACATCACGACCAGCGAGAAGGTCCTCGAGATTACGCGCGACTTCTATTCGGAAGTCGTTAAGATCTGCGAGGACAAGGAGGAGTACGAAGGGTTCTTTTCTTAAGAGCCCTTTTATGCTCTCTATTAAAAGGAGGAAGCAACCATGTTTAAGATGAATAGCCAGATCAGCCGTGAGTATTGGGGCGCTACCTGCGCTTCGCCGAATCTCGATGTGGGGCGTGTAATCAACGCCTTTCAGAAGTTCTCCAGTACCTTGGTCTGGGCGAACGAGTGGAAGGCCGGCAACGAGAAGTCCGGCGCAGAGGCCCGTAAAGTCTTCGAGCTCGTCTTCGATGGCGCACATAGCGGTGAATACCGTCCTCTTCCGCGCAAGTACGCAGAGAACGGAGCTGTCGTCGCACCTATCATGGCAGAGCAGATCCCCGACTTGTTCGGTCGTATCGGCGACATGAAGCTGACGGCGGATAATATCCGCTATGCTTCCCGTGATCTTCAGGCGGTTGCTCGCATTTATGCGGAGCAAACGATCGATGCCGCTAAGACCGGCATGGAGGTCGTGGTCGAGAATTTGGAAGGACTCCGCAAGGTTCTTAGCAACTGCAAAGCTCCCGTCGAGACGAAGATCTCGTTCGAGGAGCAGAAGGTCGAGTCAGAGGTACTTAACAAGTCGCTTCTGACTCGTGCGGAGAAAGTGAATGGTATCGTTATCGACGATATCTTTCACTGCGTACGGGAAGGAGGTCGTGAATCCGTACGTCAGATTGCTGCACGCATGGCGGAGAAGAAGCAGGGATTCGAAGATGAATCCCTGCAGAAGATCCGTGAGCGCGTGGAGGCCATCGGCGGATACAAGCGTATCGTTGCGGATGTACGTTTTGTAAAACAGGTTTATCAATCTGTTGCACAGGCGTACAGAAACAGGATCGAATCCCTCCGTTGGGTGTTCATGAAGAACCCCGAGGATAAGGCTTCGATCTTGGCGGCAATCAAACCGGCCGTCGACGCACAATATGACGGTCTTCGCAACATGCTCCGCTGCGTACTTCGTAACTTCGGCGCGGTCGATCGTGTCTGTATCGGCTTGTATGTTGCTTACGATATGGACCTCCCCGAACAAAAGCGCGACGGCGAAGCAAGCGACTTTGTATCTGCGTTGCTCGAAGAGGAGTTCTTCGTATACGCACTTAAAGTTGCGGCGAGCAAGGGCGGAGACAAAATCGGTTCTGCTCCTCTTTACGCCGAGGACCCACTGGAGTATGTCCGTGGGTTCGAGGAGGGGGACATCGTCGAGTTCACGGTCGGCGAAGCAGAGGTCGAAGGTAAGCATGCTCGCGCCAAGAGCTTTAAGCTTGAAGGCTCTTTCGAAATTCGTAAGAATGCGAAGGGGAAGTGGGTTGCTTGCCGCGATCTCGAGTCCTTGATTACAATCCCCAAACCGGACGAAAACAAGATCGTTCTCATGTCGTCCTCTGCCGTTGGCAACTTTGTGAGCTCGAACGAGTTGGTTCCTGGTCGCGAAGTCTTCGTCGTAGGCTACCATAAGCTGAGCGGTACGAAGAATAGCATCGTTGCGGACGGAAAGCAGCTCTTCACCTATCGCAAGGTGAAGGACTCGGCAATCGAAGAGATGTATGCTTCTCGTAAGGGAAACATCGTCGACACATTTGTCGGCGGCATCTCTATCGACGGCAAGAATTACCAGGCTGCGTTTATCACGGTAGACGTAACCGGTAAGGTATCCATGTCTGAGCTCGATAAGATGGGCATCGAAGCAAAGAGCCCGGAGACGAAAGGAGGATTCCGCCGCAAAGCTAAGGTAGCAGCCGTAGCTATCTAAGCTTATAAAGCACACAAAAAGCCCTTCTCTTTGATTATCAAGGAGGAGGGCTTCATTGTATGTTTTATAGTTCATTTTACTATTAAAAGGAGGAAAATAAAATGAACGTTTATCAGAAGGTTAAGGAGCTGGCCGAGTATAAGTATTTGGCAGCAAAGGCAGGGAGAGAGAACGTCTTGTGGCTCGATTTCGTTTCTCGTAGTAAGTTAGGGCTGACCGACTTTAACTCTGGAGATCTGGCTGAGATCCTTGTTTGCTGGATGCTCGGATCCTTCCAGCGTATCGACGGAGATCTCTCGGTACATTCATCGGTGCGTGCCGATATGCAAGGAGCCGATGTTGTACTCACCCGCTTTGTCGAGGTCAAGATACAGCTCAAGTTTAACAAAAAGAACGAGCGGTATTATGGCCGCGATATTACAGTTATCGAGCTGGGCCCCTCGCGCGAATTCACGGGGACGTTCTACTTGGATAAGGAGTCCGGGAATAGCGTTCTCATGAGAGTATTGACGGAGAGTGGTCTGTATTCGGAAGAGGAGGTATATGACCTATTCGAAATCGAAGATGAATTCGAGGAGGATATGCGCCGCGCCTGGGAGTGGATCGTAAACTAAATACGATATATCTCCTCTTCGGGATGATTGAGCAAGCGGTTGATACCCGAGACGGTAGGAAGATCATATTTGAAGTACTCGATAAATTTATACGTACGTTTTGTATCGAGTATCTTCTTATATAGATCGTTAAGGAGAGATTCTTCCTGTTCGAGGTTCTTATCTCCTCTTCTTACCTTCTTAGCGAAGTCTCGGGTGGCGCGAATCAATTCCTGGCTAAACATATACTTATCTCTCCTTCTTATCTATATGACTGTATGTATTATATCATATATATAGAAGAGAGTCAATTAAGAAAGGATGTATTTATTATGACGAATTTTAAGATCACTATTATCAGCGGTAACGGCCGCCGATATGTCTCGGTTATCCCTGCCTACTCGGAGAAGCAAGCCTTGTATAAATACATTAAGGCTGTACCGGGAGACAGATGGGCGTACGGGCTGTACGAGAAAGGAGATAGCCGCGTGAAGATCGAGAGAGAAGACGGGAAGCGTTACGAGCAGACCTCTCTGTTTTAATTTCCCCTACGGGCCAATCGCTCCTTCTCCGTTATCCGTTTCTTACGTAATACTATTCCCGCGTACGTCGTCCTCCCCTTACGTTAGGCCGGGTCGTTAGTCGTCTCTCTCTTGCTAGTCTTCCCCCTACGGGAGGCTGATAAGTTCGAGGGATTTAGGCGCCGCCGGTTCTAACATAAATAACCCTAGGCGGCCGCTGGCCGCCCCCTTTATCTCCCTTCTCTAGCCGTGTTTACTCTCTAAGGCTATTATACGGCTGCTCGTTTGTCGACATACCCCTTTATCACCTTGAGTGAGGGGAAATATGCCCTTCGTAGTTGATTAACTCTAGGAGGTGCAGACATGAACACAGAAGAAGAGTTCCTCTTGATCTCGACGTGGTCTCGCAAGGGCTACGTTATCGTCGAGGACTGTGGCAACGTATTCGCCGTCAAAGACGGCAGGGTCGTGCTTCTCTTTAAGAGAGAGGCAGCATAACGTAACAGACAGAGAAAGGAAACAGAATCATGAATAAGTTTAGCTATGAGGACCTACGGGTCGCGGCAGCCGAAGGGAAACTCTTCTTTACGAGCGATGACTTCGTAGCGCTCGAGAAGGAGTTTGTGTACGGCTGCGAGAAGGTCGGTATCTACGAGTGCCCGGTATGGGAGTCGCGTCGGTACATCAATGTGTATGCAGTGGGCGATATCCTCTTCGCCGACGGATCCCTTCCGTTCGGCATGGACGCGGCGGATATCATTCGCTCTCGTCGTCTCGAATTGCTCAACGCGATTCACTACGGAGACATGGAGTGGCTCGGAAATATTCGCGAGGGGATTCTCGGCGAGATGAAGGCCGGCGTAGCAGTGGGGCGCCGACTTATTGCGTAGTCCCTCCACACACACTTCTCCCGGGACTTCTTCCTCACTCTTCATTCCTCCTCACCCCTTTATCTCCATTGGTGAGGGAAGGTTTGGCGCCAATACAAACTTTCTCCTCACTTCCTCCTTTACCTATTATCCTGCGTACAGGGACGGGTTCTCTTCCTCCCTCCCGTCCCTACGCAAGGTATATAGTACTTCTTCGAGGGCTTTTAAGGCGCGAAGCAAGGTTAGCTCGCTAAGGTCCTCGAGGAAGATGCCGGTGCGGCGCGATGTCATTTGCGCGCGTACGCACATACAGAATAACTTGACAGCTCATTCAGAAGAAAACAGATGAGCGAACACAGAAAGGAGCCTATCATGGCTAAGACAATCAATGTTAACATTCGTAATTTCGGGGCAGCGTTTCTCGTTCAGGCGCGTGGCGGTAAAGTCACGCATTGTGCCGTGAAGAACGAGATCGGTGGCGCAGCCAAGATGCAGGTCGGTGCGGGTGCAAACTACGTTGCCGGTGCGTCGAAGACGCCGGTGGCGTTCGACTACGCCTCAGGCCTCCTGAAGTCGTACACCGACAAGTTCGCGGCTTCGGACGGCAAGCTCTCGGCAAACGTCCTTATGATCCTCCCGGATGACGCAGCGGTGCGGACCTTTGAGGTGAAGCGCCTCATCGCGGAAGCTGGCGGGGTCGAGAACCTCGACGAGGAGAGCTACGACGCTATCCTGTCCAAGGTCACGAAAGACTGGATGCGCGAGGAGCGCAACGTCGCATGGAAGAACGCGATGGAAAATTGGCTCGACGTGTATGTCGGAGCATTGGCAGAAGGTCTTCACGTCGACGCGATGAAGATTTCGAACATCAACAGCTGGGAACTTCGCTTGGGCGAAGGCGCCACGCTGGCGGATGGACAGGAAATCACGATCAAGGACGGCAAGGTCGAGGGCACGAATGTCATGTGCGAGAACAACCTCGTATCCGGAACGTTCACGGTGCGTCGGCAGGAAGGGCGCGAATTCGAGGGTAACAAGCGCGCGGACCGTTATTCGGTTCAGCGTGGCGGAAGCTATGCGGAAATCACGAATATGCGCAAGGCCCTCAATGCGCTCTATGCCGCGCTGCCGCATCGCCAGGAGGTCGAGCTCGTCGAGGCCGGCGAGTCTCTGTTCTAAGCCCGTAAGGGGACGGCTCATCGGTTAACTCGCTATTGACGGTGGTCGTCTGTTTTACCGTTAGTCGCGCTTCTACAATCCTTCACGCGGCTGATAATGATAGGAGAGATAATGTACGGGGGTCGACCGATCGGCCCCCCCCATATTATCGTAAGCAAAAGAAAGATAAGGAGCTGTTAAGCATGGATACAAAACTCACAGATCAGGAAAAGGCTAAGGCCGCTCGCATTGCCGGAAGTGTTACGGCAAAAATTCTTTTCGGCGGCGCGGTGTTCCTCAAGGCAACGGGGGTTGTCATCAACAAGGCTACGGATCTCACGTCAAGCGCTCTTCGCTCTACGGCGGATGGCGTCGACTATGTCGGACATACGGCCGGAGACAAGTGCATCGATGGCGGAGAGTATCTCGCGGCGAAGGCTGACCAATACGATCCGGGGGATCTTCCCGATGAGGCATTTGAGTGCACAGTCGAGACTGCAGAAGGAGCGCCGGCATGACGTGCGGCGTGATTCTCAAGAAGGGAAAGAATTGCCATAAGGATCTATGGGGCGTCATGGGGAATAGCCACGGTATCGGCACTGCGCCCATGAAAGTAACGCGCGCAGATGGAAGCAGCTTCGTCGTCATGCCAGAGGATATCCGGAAGGACGGTACGCTTCGTAAGTCTGCAGTATGTCGTCTGGCTGCTAAGAGTATCGCGGCGGCCTAGGTTGCGAGGGAGAGGGGTCTATGTTATATAGCCCCTCTTATTTTTCTGTCGGAGATAATATACTTAGGCTGTTAAAAAAGAAAGAGGGGCGTCAGGCAAGAGTATGCCATTAGCCCCTTTGTATTTTGAAGAGTCGTTTTAGGGAATGAGAGAGGTTTCGCGCGCCATCTGTTCCCGTCACTTTTTTAATAGCCTAAGTAGATCATCTTTTATTTTGAGTGATCGGGTATGTTCCCGGCACCCGTAACCCCTGTTCCCGATAATCGCTAATTCTAGTTTGATGGTAGATTAAGATAATCGACAAACACTATCATTGATTAGCAGTAAGAGGTAAGATTCTAAATTATAGGATACGTTAGAAGCTATTCATGCCAGATAGTATCTTAGAATTTAGAGTTATCGAGGAGTGGGTAACCGGAAGTTATGATTCGAACTAGCGCCCTTTAGTCTTTAACCCACTGCGCCCTAGCCGCCCCTATACCCGTCTATATATATAAGATATAATAGACTATTAATGGGCATAGGATTGTGCTAGGTACGCACCCACTATATGTCGCTCAGGGCATCTTCTTTTAGTGGGGGAAGCAGTGACAATCTCATGGTATTGAGATGTTTACTCCGTATCGATTATTGTATCGCTTATTTGATAAGCGGCCTCTTCTCGTTCGCCCCACGAAGAGGTTCCAGGCTGCTAGCGCAGCCAATTTCATCGATACCGCCCGGAGGGTCTTACCTATTCACAAGTCCCGTCATCACTACATACACAGTCTTGCCTATAGATAAGATTTAACCTCGCGGCGATTCTTCCTCCGCCGTTTATTTTACCTGTCCGGCTAAACAGTAAAAGGAAGGTATTAGAAAAAAGAAGAAAAATACCTTGTCAAAAGGGCAGACCTTTCCCTTTCTATCCAGTACTCGTATTTTTTTGATTTTCGGGAACGAGATAGACCCTGCCTATTTCTTTTGTATACCGAAAACTTAGCTCTCTCCGGTCATTTGTCATCCGTGCTAATATCGATGCGCGGTGCTTACTCACCATCAATGCGCATTCACTGTCCTGGCTTCGACTCCCCTTGTAAGGCATCTAGGAGCAGGCACAGATATCCCGCGTCCATGGCGTTTATATGACTTCATATGCGTGCATGGGCGGCGCCCGTTCTCTTCTTCCGTCTGCTGCTACGGTTAAGTCTCCAGTTAAGACAAAGAAGGTTTTAACGGCCGGGCTCTATAAGGGCGGTACCGCTTTCAGTTTTTAATTTTATCCCTCGTTCTCGATAATACGATAGAACGACTACGGGTGGAATAGGAACCCGTAGGGAGGACTCTCTTCTTTCGTAGGCAACTTGTAATACGCCGCCTACTACTAAATCGGCTATTCTCTTTTACTCGTATTATAGCATAGAGTATATAGAGAAGTCAAGAGTTAATTTTAGAAATTATGTTATATTCTCTTGTAAGAGTATAGAGTATATACTAAGATATAAAATTAGAGAGTATACTATAAGAGAGAGTATGATAATATACATGATATGATAATATATAATACAATAGAAGGAAACTTAAAATTAAGATAAACTAAAATAAGTCATCTTACTTAAGTCAATTATAGAGCATGTAACTGATTTAATTAAAATGACTTGTTCGGGGGCTCATCTCTCTATCTCTTATTCTAATAAAGAGTATATTAAGATATAAGAGTATATATAAAGAGAGATAAAATTAAATTAAACGATAAAACTAAATAAGATAAATAAAATAAGATACTGTCTAGAATAGTATATGGATTTAATAGCCCGTCGTCACTTCGTTCCTCCTCCTCACTCCTTCGCAATGTATTCGCTAACGCTCATACTATTGCTACCAGTCGCGCCGTATTATATATAGGGGTAGAGACAAAAAAATAAGATAAAAAATAGATAAAATTAAAAAAGGGTATACTTTACCCCTTTAAATGCGCGGAAGGGAGCTCCTCAAGAAACAGGGCGGCATCGAATGTGGAGGGACTGGACTATGCTCCCCGATCTTCGATGCCCGCCACTGTTCCGTTAATGTAGGAGCCGCCCACGCTCGCTCCCGGAGGATCCGCTCGTTATGCTCGCGGCTCCGTCCTTCGCTCATTTGATCCGTCTGCACTTTCTCGTCTTGAACTTATCGACTTAGCACCGTTGCTACTGATTGGCTATAGATGTTTAGTTAAACGGTCCGTTTTCGTTTTACGTTGAAATACTCTGTGCTAACGTTTACTAACGGAGCATTACCTGCGATTTTGGCTATATTCAACATACTTTTGGCATTTTTCGAAAATTTAATTTAGTTTTAATAAACCTTGAAAGCATATAATCAAGATTAGTATAATCAAGATTATAACTTTAAGGCTATCTAACTTAAAATTTTTCTATTTAACTTTAAAAAGTTAAGACTTAAAAATTTAAGTTAAAACGAGTCGCGGCGCCTTATCCATGTATCTCTTATTCAGTATACTCTCTTAAGAGTATATACTCTTATATCTCTATAGAGAGTTATGAGAGAGTATAGAGAGATACACATAAGAGTATAATAGCATAAGAATAAAAACTTAAATCTATCTCTTATTATAATAGAGAGAGTATACTCTAGTATAAGAGTATAGAGATAAGCAGGACAGAGTATAAGAAGATATATCTCTCTATATACTCTTATATAAACGACAGACTTAAAATAGGCTATTAAATAAAAATAGCGGGGAAGCGCGCGGCGCCTATTCGCTTAGCTTTTTATTTAGCCTTAACTAAGTTAAACGATAAATTTAAGTTGGTGGTTTATATTTAAGTTCGGCGCTTATCCTCTTAGTAGCCATAAGAGTATATATGACTATAAGAGTATACTCTCTATATGAGAGTATAGAGATAAGAGAGAGTATATATAGAGACATAAACAGACAATTTAAATTAACCGGTTAAATAAAATAACTTAAATTAAACGATTTAAAATAAAAAAATACCCTTATTTTAGTATATACTAAAAAAGGGTATACTATCTCCGTTTATAATAGCGCGGAAGTAAGCTGTTCTCCTGCTTATCTCTTAACTTAGATGACCTGTTCCCTGTTTCGTTCTATCTCTTGTTAAGTTCTGCGGTGCCACCGTTAATAACTAAACGTAAGATTGATTATCCCAGACGGCACCGCTCCGCTTACTCAAGCCGTATGTCTTTTTCGTTAAACTTTATTTTGGATTTAAATCGTCTGGATCCAAAAGACATACGGGGCGTGCTCCGCTCCTCGGACCTTACCGTTTTAAGATGAATTAAAGTCGAACTATGTCCTCGGTGCCGGTTATTATTCTTTTTTCGCTTTTTATTTAGCGGTGATGCGAACGTTAACTCTTAAGACTTAGTTTATCGCTTTGCTAAATTAGCGAGACTAACACCGCCTCGTGAGCTGTTCTTCTAACGTAGCTATTACCTCGATTTTTGGCTATATACACATTTTTTAGAAGAAATCATTAAAATTTAATTTTACGTTAAGAATCAGAATGATAGGCAAAAATAGCCTTAAAGATCGATGGGCTTTTAATTACGTGAGGCAGAATGTATGTTCGCTATATAAATTGAAGTCAGAGAGAGTATGACGACAACGGAGCGATAAGACCGTAGGTTTATTTTAAAAACCGAAATAAAATAATTTTACGTAAGACGACCGGGTTTATTTGTTTGTTTGTATAGTTGTTCAGCATTTATTTGAACGGTTATTTTAGCCTCATAGAGGTTCTTATAGTTACTTATTGACATGTTCGGAACTAATCCGGATCTGTGCTTTTAATGTTGCTATCGTAAGCTCTTGAATACTGTCTCGATAGTTAAAACTGCTTGTTGTTTGCGTAGAGTAATCAAGGCGTACTGTAACTTTAAATAAAAGAGGGGTCACTTTACCTAAGAGTATACTCTCTCTCTTATGCCTCTCTCTATAAGAGTATATAAGCTATAACGAAAATAAGAAGGAGACGAAATCATGAAATCATACGAATGCAAAGCCACTCTTATCGTTACCCCTCACGCTCAGGGCGTCTATCTCTCCGCCGAGCTTATTAACGTCGGCTATCTTCTTAATGAGTATAACCTCTTCCCCTCTATTAACCCTCGTAAAGTATGGCTAGGGTTAAAGCGCGTTATTATAGAAGTCCACGTATACTCTCTCTCGGAGAAAAGAGATACCTCTATACTTCTCTCTATAGAGTTTGTAGAAGAAGAGAAAGAGATAGAGTATGAGGAGTCTTCTTCTATCGTTATAGGGATATCAGATGAGAGAGTATTTGGGTGGGGAGAAGAAGGAGAGGTACTCTTAAGAAGATATAGAGAGGCTTAACCCGAGGGAAGTTTTTCGCCTGCCGGNCTCCGTAATTCTTTGCTGAGATCGAGAATTGTGAGGTGTGCGTAAGCACACGAACATATATTCATATGACAGTTTTTATCGAACTTTTACAGCAATTTAAATGTAATTAAGGGGGTTACAGGCCCGAATTTTATTATAATTACCATTGATTCGAATACATACTAAGCATACATGTTTTATTTTTATATGTGTTTAGATAAGATAGATAAGAAGATAAAAATAAAAAGATAAATAAAATAAGAGCCTCCCGCAGACCGAAGGTCGAGGAAGGCGTTGAGGAGATCGACGAGAGGAGCGAAGCGACGATGGATCCTAACATAATCTTAGTTAACGTATTAGCTACTATCGGAGTAGTTAAGGCTATACTATGGTTATTAGAAGACGAAGAAGCTCCGGAGAGTGACGGAGATAGGGCGCCGCGAGATAAGGATACAAATAATAAAATTAAACCTCTAAGAATGAGTAAAAGAATACTGGGGATTCTTCATGACGAAGACGACGATGAAAGAGGTTCCCGCAGCTCGAAGAGCGAGGAAACCGACGAAGAAAACGAGTGCTATGTTCCGAGGTGGATAAGAATAATCCAGGAGGAAGAAAAAACAGAGCTCCCCGCAGACCAAAGGTCGAGGAGAGCGTCGGGCGAGGAAGCCGACGAGGTCTATCTCTATGCTATCTGTATATTCGTAAGTATTATACTCAGTATAACAATCTTACGTTGACTAACGTTAGGTATGGAGATATAATATAAGAAAGCTAAGAATAAAAAAGAGGGTCAGAAAGTATGCTGAACTTTAAAGAGCAAGGCAAGGTCGAATATCTTGTCGAGAATACACTCCCGACAGATGAAAAATATGACGACTGGGCAGTTTCCGTAGACTGTTATGGAGTTAGGGCGTATACACTCTATACCGGGTATAATAAGCTGGGAAACAAGAAGTACGCCAACTTTTGTGTCTCGTTTAAAGTTGCTGATCCGACTAATGTACGGGTTGATTATATGAATAACACTATCGATGTCCGCGAATGGATCGAGGATAATGGGATCGATATCGTTGTTCATGAAGATGTCGTTACTGCACTTCGTAAAATTTACGTAGAATTAGCAAAATATGTGCTTCGGTCAGAAGGCTAAGTAAAAGGAGAATAGTTATGAAGATTCAGAAATACGTTAAAGGGATCGGCCGCCGGGCTAGTATCGTATTTGCCGTAGGCGCAGCGGCCTTTATCATGGCGGAGCTCTACCGTAATATCTATAATCTTACGGATAGTACTGCCTGGGCTATCGCGGGGACGGTAGCCGGTATGAGTACGATCGGATATATCTTTATCCCGGATCCGGAAGATAAGGATTGACAGGGGAGGCGCAGCAACATGGAATACACAGTAGGCGTAATCAATCGAGCATTACTGGTTATACTCTTCTTTATCGGGTATAGCGTAAGCTGGGATATATTTAATTATATTCTGAAGGGAACAGAAAACGAGTGGTTGGCGGGCGGCGTGGTTTTTGTTATAA